GAATACGTAGTTCCGAGATCGATACCAATTGCTTGAGACATAATATACTGGTATAGAGTTTCTTTTCTCTAATTAATTTAAAGAGGTAAATCTTTATTTAAAGAATGGAATGTTGTCAGGTATGTTGTGAGAAGATAAATAAGATAAATCACAAAAAAGTCAAGTGTCCATTTTGTGATTTAACAAGTTGTCGGGCATGCTCACAAAGGTATATACTTTCTTCTTTCGAAGATCCTCATTGTATGGGTTGTAAAACGAGATGGGATCGTGAATTTATAGATTCATTTTGTACTGTAAAATTTCGCAATAAAGATCTAAAACTTCATCGTGAAAATGTATTACTCGAAAGGGAAAAAGCTCTAATGCCAGCGACCCAACCTGAGGTTGAAAGACTTTTGGCGATACGGAGATTACAGCGTTTAGCTAGAGAACAAAGAGAGAGACTTTTTCAGCTACACGAGGCGGGTGAAAATGTTCCAGAACTTGGAATACTCTACAATGAAATGGAGCGAACATATAGAGAACTTTCAAGATTGAAAAATGTTGGTGATCCCATCCCCACTACCTTTACGAGGCAATGTCCAAATGAAAATTGTAAAGGATTTTTAAACGTAGATTGGTATTGTGGTTTATGCGTTCAATATTTTTGTAAAGATTGTAATGAACCTGTGGCCGATGACCACGAATGTGATCCAGGTGTTGTAGAGACGATGAAACTTTTAAATCGAGATAGTAAATCTTGTCCAAAATGTGGGATGGTTATTCAAAAGTTAAACGGGTGTTCTCAAATGTGGTGTATTAGTTGTCATACAGCATTTGATTGGCGAACGGGTGAAATATCTTCGGGTCGTGTACATAATCCACACTACATAGAATTTAAGAGGAAAAATATGATATCGAGAGAGCATGGTGATATTCCCTGTGGAGGTATTCCTTCTTTTAGAGAACTTCGACAGATTGGAGCCCCGGAATCGTTATTGGATTATTTAATTATCGTTCAAAATTTAGAAAATGAAAATATATTCATGGTAGATCCACCACCTATAGATAACACACGTGTTCGTATATCCTACATGATGAATTATCTCAATGATTATATTTTAAAAGATTTTTTACAGAGACAAGAAAAACATAGAGAAAAATGTAGAGAAATTTCGAATATATATGAAGTTATTATTCATTCATGTGGAGATCTTTTGAGACAATATGTTCTAGACCAAACCAGGTATATTGAAATCGTTGACCATATACAACAAATATTTAACTATGGAAATGAAATATTTTCCAGCATACGAAAAAGATATATAAGTGTGTCACCTAAAAATATTGAGATATAGTAAGATGTTAATACTGGTGGTCCTCATTATACTGACTATCTACCTTTTACCTACATACCAGGGACCACGGGTTTTCCATAATTTTATAACTCCAGATGAAAGGATGCATATTATTCGGAAAGCGAAAAGTGAACTCAAACCTTCAACTGTATCAACGGAACGAAAAGTTGATGAAAAAGTTAGAAAAAGTGAGACTGCGTGGCTTGATTTCGACGACCCAATTGTTAAGGGTGTAGCCGATAGATGCCTACGCTATACAGATAGACCATTGATCAACTGTGAAAAACTCCAAGTTCTCAGATACGAGGAGGGTGGTCATTACATCCCACACCAAGATATCATAGCAAATGCTACAAATCAGAGAATGTATACATTCATTTTAGCTTTGAATGACGACTATGAGGGTGGGGAAACAGTATTTCCTAAACTAAAAAAAGCTTACAAATTGAATGCGGGGGATGCCATCTTCTTCGACACACTGGACAACTACGAATTTGATACATCCAAGGCTTTACATGGTGGGAGACCTGTAAAGTCTGGTGAAAAATGGATTTGTAATTTATGGGTTCGGAAGTACCCTATAACTGATGCTTGACCTTCTCCCGGTTCGCCATGTGGAGGGCCTCGACGTCCGCCTTGTTTTGTCCTACGTAGGGGACAGCGTACCCTTCCTCACACATCCACTTGTTGACATTGGTCCATTGTCCATCCTCGGACACCCAAATTTCCGCGAGGACCCGGCCAAACTTCCCCCTCGAATCCGCCTCTGGGCATCTGAGTTCGATCTCTATGTCGTCCTTCTCAGATGCGACAGCCTTTAGGCACCATTCCTTCAACTTCTTCTTGGAGAGGAGACCAAACTTCTTCTCCTCGAGGTCACGGGTTCTGGACTCTGGGGTGTCGATACCTAGGAGGCGGACACGCTGCTTGGTGCACACATCAAAACCCAAGTCTATGTTGACATCGATAGTGTCACCATCGACGACCTTCTCTAGGGAAGAGACGCGGTACTTGAAGGTACAGGGTTCGACGTTGTAGGACATTTTATTACAAGCTTAGAAAATATATAGTATAGGTCAATATGAAATGCTTAGCCACCTTTTCTGAAAACCAGATTCTCCACAAGATGAAGTTGAGGAAGATTCAGGTTAGAACCCTAAATGGGCTGTACTACCGACCACGGCTTATTCGTCCGGATGACGCACCACCGGATAATCCGAGACTTCGTCTACGGTTCAAGGAAGCCATAGAAGAAGCACAGGAGATTTGTGAGTTGGATGTCAACTCTCTGGAGTGCCACCTCGCTTGGTACGAAGTGGATGAGTTGGAGGATTCACTCATGCGTCGATGATAACCATTGGTGGTTCATCCTCATAGCCATAGTAGTGGATGGAGATTCCATATAAGTTCATCATGCGAGGATACAACTCCTGATTGATGAACATTTTCCAGTGAGGCAGTGTTGTCAAAAAATATTCACACCTATCTTCTCCAAACCCGCGCTCGTAAAGAAAGTCCTCGTATCGTATAGTCTTCATCTCAGAAGTGATACTTATTGGTAAGGCACATGTGTTCATCTCTACAGCTTTTAGGACATCTATGATGTAGTATCCATGTGCATCACAAATGAAATTGACTCTCATTTCTGGATACCCTTTGATATAGGCTTCAAAGTCAGAATTACTGGGAAGGGTGGTGAAGATGCTCCATTTTTCACACCCCATATTTGGGCGCGAAAAGATACCCGGGTGGGTGTGATAGGTGAACGTCGAATTCCATTCGGACTCTAGGACACTACTATCTATACGAGCTCTTTCTTTTGATGTTACCTGGGTGAAACCTGTATAGGTATAGGTATCATCAAAAAGTAATCTCCCACCGTACTCCCATTTTTGTTTCGTTGATATCTTACTAATCTTCCTTAGGTCTTTCACGAGTCGGGTAGGAAGTTGGATGAGGCGGAGGCTCATACTTATATTTACGAATTTATATTCATAAGAACATTTTTATCTAGTAGTGTAATTTTACCAAGTTCATTCCACGTGTAGTATCTAACGGAAATGCCAAACTGTCTCCGCATTATGGGATCCAGGTAGTTATTCACAGCTCTCTTCCATTGTTCTGTGGTGGTGGATATATATACGAGGGAACTCCAAACAACTCTCACCCTTTGAAAATCGCGACCATCCATAAGTTGCTTAAAAAGATTAACAACAGTTGTGGCGTTTGGTATTCTCATGTTTGTTTCAATAAGATCTATAACATAGTATCCTTGGTTTTCGAGAATAATATTTGCTTGAACAGCTGGATAATTATCTATGTAGGCTCTGAAATCATTTTCACTGGGGTATGTGAAGAGTGGAGTACCGTGTGGGGGCACGGGGTGTGTGTGATATACTATATACTGAGTTAGTTCTTCTTGTGTGGGCATCACAGTAGCCAGTTGCATATTTGTTCTGGCGGTCGGTTGATTAAATCTCACATAGTTTCGTGTATTGCTCACAGTGAAAGTAATGCTACCCACATACTCAACTCTCTGATTCCAAGTTCTGGTGTATATTTCTTTGAGTCTATCGATGAGAATTCGACTTAAACGCACGGTCATGTATCGATTGTTTGCATTGGTGATGGTACCTAGATTGTATCTATTTTTAACTACATTCAATCTTTTAAATTTATTTGCCAGTTGTTCAATCGCCCGATTAACAGACTCCCTTTTTCGTCGTAACCTCTCTTTTGCACTTATTGACCTTTTGGATGTCATCTTACTTTAGTTAGAGAAATAATTTGAACAATATCCAATGAATATAGAGGACTTTGCTCGAGAGATATATTCTGACCTGGGTCCTGGGTACAGTGAGAGAGTATATCACAATGCTATGGAAGTTCTACTTAGGGAGAAGGGGATACCCTACGAGTCTGAAAGGGTTGTATTGATTAAGTTTAAGGGTCACGTGATTGGAAATTTGAGGATAGATATGATTATTGACAACACCACTATTCTAGAATTCAAAATCATCAAGTCTCTGAACGAAGCGGCGGAGTGCCAGGCCAGAAACTATCTTCATCTGACAGGTCTGAAGACTGCGTATCTGGTAAATTATCCACCGTGTCGGGATCGTGAGGTTGAGGTCCGGAAGATTGAAGTAACACCATTAGGGGGAGGACCTGTGCCAGACTCCGGTAGAACTGTAGAGATTCTTGGTACTGAGCCTCTGGGTTCGTTAGAGTTCCATGAAGGAGTTCCCGCGCCCGACCAAGAAGAGTCCTAACTTCTTCGAGGCAGTGTTGTGCCTCCGGGTTCTCTAGATTAACGTCTTCTAAATGCGGAAGGACCTGATTTTCCAGTTCGTAGAGTGCTTGCTCCATTTTTATTATAAAATATAGAATCATTGTACTTAAGTATCATAATCTCTTGGAGTGCCGGGGTTCCCCCATTTGGTGGCTTTTTACAATAAATTTTACAATTACAGCAGTCCCTCCTATTTAGGAGTTGCCGTTTATTTGCATAACACCTCAATGGTAAGTAGACGTCTTTTGCAAAGTAGCGTACCAGTCTATCTATGAAGATCATCTATAATAGTTTCTTTCTGACCCAATCTCTATCCTCCTTAAAAATTTTAGAGAGTTTGGGATCCTTACGCTTGAAGAGGATCATGAGGACGTTGAGTCTTCTAAAGAGACCAAGGGGTGGCTCTCCAGCTCGCACGACACGCATGAGTGCACGGTGTCGTGCAAGTTCGGACTTTTCCCTGACACCTTCATAGCCGTGGGCACTGAGGATACCAGAGTTACTGAGGGGGATGATGACTTTGGGCTTCATAATATATACTTCAGATTACAATTTTATACGCTATCACTGGTTAATAAACACTTCACGAAAAAAACGAACACGGGATGAGAGATTCTCTTCATCCAACCCCGCGATGCGGGCGTGGTTACTCTCCGAATCATTTTTTACTGCATCTTTCCACTTGTCGGCCCAAATTGACTTTTTCAGATGGACCGCCTTCATAAACCGCTTGTAGATGGAAAGTTCCCCAGGTGCGTTCAGCATGAGCCACTGAGCCACCAGTAGATCATAAAATTTGAATTTACCGGACATTGGAACGTTAATAGTGTTGAAAAGTGTAACAAATTCCTTCTCAAGCTTCGTCTTCTCATTGAGTGAGAGCGGTTGAATGAAACTGTACCTCTCAATTTTAGAGAGCACCTTGGTTCCAGGTTTTTCATAGATTTCGATCCTTCCGAGGATAAAGTTGATGCAGAGGACAAACGTAAATGCTTTTTCTTCCATCCGTTCTCCGTTGCAGTTAGATAGGCCTACCTTCTTATTGCAGAGAACATGCTTGTATTTTTCAGCCATCTGGTGAGCGATTAAGCAAATGGGGACCGACTTCTGCGCGTTGATGGTTTCACCTTGTGAAAGCTCCAGATGGCGATTGATGCGCATGAAGAGTAGATCCTCCTGTTCCTCTGTAAGATTTCGGAAGGTAACAACTGAGAGGAGCCTACCCCCAAAATCATGTTTAGCATCTTCGTCAAAGTCAGAGTAAAGACGTCCGTGTGGGTCCTGAAACATGAACCCTTCGCCCTTCTCACCACAGAAGCGCTTGATGGTATCGATACGATGACCACCATCTAGGATGTGTGTAGTCTCTCTACCTTGGGCGTCCGTCTTGATTGACAATGTGATTGTACTCGCCTGGGCGATGTTCTTCTCAATGCTGTCAATATAGAGCTCCCGATTCTCATCAGTCCACGTGTAATCGTAGCGTTGGTGTCTGGGGTGTAGCTGCCAAGCCCTGTTACGATTCCTGGAGGTCTGTAGGATGGTCGAAATAGAGGTGGGGGTAGGGTGACCCACTATGCACGCCCAAGAATTGGAAACAAGTTGCATGCTTGACATTTTTGGTATAAAATATCACCAGATTCTATCGACTTAGGTGTCCTAAACAGTTGCAATGAACTCCCATCGGAGATCGTGGCATATTTTCTTCCATATGACGTCTTGTTGGTACAGTTTCTCTTTCGACTTGAGGAGTGGGAAGTATTGGAGGTAATCATCTTCTCCTAAAAGTTCGCAGAATTTGTAGAGGACGTAGGAGTAACTGAGGAAGTTTTTCCTCTCTGTGGGGCAGTTATCATCAAAGGGTTTTTGGATGTCCTTGAACATAAGTCGTAGATACTCTTCTAATTCTGGTGGCATATTTGGAGGTTTAATACCATTAAGAATATTGGTGATGTAGGGAACGTGTTCATAGTATTTATTAAGTCTTAGTTTTTTTAATAAACCCCTAATTTTTGCATGTGTAATTTCCTCAAGTTTTTTGATTTTCATCTTCTTCAATTCCGATCTTAACTGTTCAATGACCTCATCGGGAATACATGTCATCTCTTGTGCTTGAAATTGTGATAGCCATTCATTAAAGTGATTTTCTCTCTTGTACGAATAATTGATAACTTTTTCGGATGTTTCCTGTTCCTCCCTATATGTAAGTTCTTGATTCACTAAATTCGCTATAACTAAACCACATGCATCGCATACAAGGTCACTAGTATCATACAGAGAAAGTATATTACTATCTGGACATGTTTTACATCTATCTACAACAGTTTTTATGTATGGTCGGTTTATATTCTTTTTTTCTACATCTATCAAATATTCTGTAAAAATGTCTTTTCTTTTGAGACCGACGGTTTCCTTTACATTGAAAACATTATCTGTATGTGTTTCATTTTCACCTTCATCAGTATGTTGATGCATGTAGGGCATACATTTAATCATATATTCAGACATTTCGCGCTCATACCTGCTTTTATTGGCTGGGTCTGTAGATATGGCCGTCGTCCATTCTTCCAACTTGTTGTTGTATCTACTTAAAAAGTTTCCTTCCATTATATAAAGAAATGTTACTCAAACTTTTAAGCTTTATTTATCACATATTCAGAAAATTAACAACACTTCCAGACAACTATATATTGTCCGAAGAGATTGAATATGCTATAGAGCCTGACATGAAGTATCTGATTGAGGATGATTTCTGGAAACGGGAAAGTAAAGATTGGGATGGCACTTTGGAGGAGTTTTTTGTAAATGCAACACGTCGAAACTTTAGGAACACTACGATTCCACAGAATGTAAAGTATACGATCCTCCGTGTAAAGTATTCGTTCAATGGACACACCTACATAGCTGTCACGAACGATTTAAACTTTAAACCCGGGGTTGATGAGAATACGGACATGAAATTTAGCATCCCTTTGAATAGTGTCTGGTTGATTGACCATGATGATAAACCAGTCAGAGACATTACTGAAAAGGTGAAACGCTATAGGGGACCCAGGAATGATTTTCATGGACAAAAGGTTTCCATTTACCATTTTTTGTATTACGATATAGAAACATTGAAAGAGAGATTTCCCAAAATAATGCTCAAAGGTAGTTTGGGTATGAAAAAGATTGTGTCCACTTTACATGGTTTTACAACTGATCTTCAGATACCTTAGTTGCCAGGTAAAATTTGAGTTCCCCCAAGTTGGCAACATTGTACTTTAAAATTAAAAACCTATTCCCAGATTCCTGTATAATTTGCACAGACGCACACATACTCGTCGCCTTTGTAAAGATATTCAGGTACCTCAGACTGTAAAGACCCACAATATCGGGACTTTCATCTTGACAAACGATAATTGTTTCCTGATTTGCAAAATCACCTTCACAGCGAAGTTTAATTTCCTTTCCAGACCGCTTTATTTCTATTTCGGATCCAATGTTACCCATATCACGACACAGCCTTTGAAAGTCTACAGAGGGGAGGGTGGTCACAGTGGTCATATTAATTTCGGGGACTTCAATTCGACTTTCATTGATGTCCAACAATTTGAGTTGAAATTTTGTTTGAGTATTTTTACTTTCACTGTTGATTTCGATATCCATGTATTCCTTTGAATTGATTTCAATTTTGAGTACATCATTATTTGTAATTGTTTTGAGAAGTTTAAAAGTATTTGAAATATTTATTCCCGCAATAATTTCGTCTTGGGTACATTCATATTCTTCGAAATTATCGGCAGCTAAAAACATATCAATGAGTGAAGTTCTCGCGGTGTCCAAAGTAACGACATACATTCCTTGCGGTTTAAAGTAGATGTTTACATCATTCAAAATATCTTTCAATACCTCAAATGTTGACTTAAAAGCTGATGCCTGAATGGTGACAAGTTTCATATCTAATAAATTACATGCGTCACATCTTTAAATCTGTATAAACATCACCTTTTGAAACATCCCTACTGATTTTCTCTTCAAGCTCCTTGGTCATCGCTGGCTGAAGTGATTTTCCATATTCGTCCAGCGTAAACAAGTCTGACTCAGCCCCCCCATCGATTGAAGACATTGAGCATCCCAAACCACCCAAACCACCGGAACTTATCTCACGTGCAGGTAGAAGTGAGTCTAACCAATTTTTTATTTCGTTACCCACGAGGATTTTACCATTTTTTGTGAGCATGGTGGGGACACGGTTTATCTTGGTCTTATAGTTTGGTGGTATACCCTGTGTGTTTATGTTGTGATAATGTACAAGCTGTTTCAATTGTTGATGTTTGTTAATATACTCAACTACATCCATTGAATGTTTACACCTCGGGCTGTATATCAGCAGAGACATATATTATATAGATTGTATTTTCTAAAAAAATATTAACGCATTATAGTAAAGATGAAATATATTTATATACTTCCATTGGTTGTGTTGTTTTTTATCCTGATGTCCAAGAGGGAGATGTTCGGGTTCGCTGGGTATACCAAACCAATCGGAAATATCAAATTGGATGATCCCAGACCAGACCTTTCCGACTATGATGAATCTGAGGCGAATATCGACAATGATATGATGCAGGAGTTTGTTCTTCGGGCAAATAAAGAGATCTCCAGACGCACAGGGGCGAACACCTATATAATCGAAACCACAGCGATCAAGAAATATGTATACACTGGTGAAGACAGTGGGAAGGGTACTATATATGAATGTATGTTTATGGTTGTAAAGAATGGTGGATTCTCATTTGGTTTCTCTACAGTCGCAACTTTTGAGGTGTTAGGCAGCAAGCCCCCGACACTTATTTCCCTCCGTTCCCAGCCAATGGGTGTCCAGGTTCCTGTAAACGTGGGACCATTTGTAAATGACACAGAGGGTAAGGAATTTATTGAGTACAACCTCGTCAAAGAGAAGGCTGTACCATCCAAGGGTGAGTTGGATTCTGTCAAAAATAAGTTACAGTAATTGTAATGATTAGCATCAACGATGTTGTGAAAATCGATGAGAAGAAAAGGAAAATCAAAAAGGAAATTTATACAAAGATATATGAACAATTTTCAGCTAAGATTAAACAATCGGTTGAACTTGGTCACAAACAACTTTTCATGACCATCCCCCATTTTTTGATTGGATACCCCATTTTTGACCGGGCTGCGGCGGCGAAGTACATCGCCAGGCAATTCCATCTAGGTGGGTTCACAGTCCGTCTTGTCAGTGAGTACGACATCTATGTGAGCTGGATAGTTACGAAAAAGAAACTAGAAAAGAGGGAAAGTGATGATGAAGTTGGTTTCCCAAATCTAATGAACCTTAAGAAGATTGCGAATCAATACAGGCGGGGAGGTGCGTAGGAAAAAGTGATTTTAAAAACCCTCTTAATCATAAATGGACAATTTGAATGTACTCGTAGAAGCCAAGAAGGAGTATATGGGACAGTTATGTCTCATTATGTGTCCAGCTATGATTGAAGTTTTTCAGGATATGTACAACGAGTCCGTCACAATGTCAAAGGGGAGGAAGGTTCTTGTGATGTACCAAAAGCTCCTTAAGGAGGTTCCAAATTGGTCCAACGCGATGTCTAAGCAACATTCTGACAATATCGCGAATAGGTGTGCTTGGTTTAGTGACCTCCTAGCTGCTGTTTTCGTCGCATGTACTAAAATTCTCTCCGCAGTCCGCCTCAAGTCGGACAATAAGAAAATTGCCCTCAAGCTCCCAACAAATGAGGTATTCATTCAGACCTGCTACAATAATGTCGCAAAGGACCTCTATAGAGATCCCTACATTTTCCACGATGAACAAAGTGAATACACCCGGGATGAGAAGTTATCTCTCCGATTTTGTGGGTGCATCGAAGCCACTGTGAAGGAATTAATCCCCGTACAACAGATTCTCCAGACCTACATGGGCCAAGATTCGAGGGACATCGACCTAGATGGAGATGTTGAGGACACCCCAGACCCAGAATTCGATGAAGCGGATCCATTTGGGGCGCCGGAACCAGAGGCACCCCCAATGGGGGGTGAGGAGCCTCCGATGGGGGGTGAGGAGCCTCCAGTAGAAGACTTTACCCCACAGGAGACGGGTGCGGAGCTCCCCCCCACCGGACTCGAAAATGAGTTCAAGACTATTACGAATGTTTCGGTTCCAGAACCAGAGCAGGAACCCCAGGATGAAGATGAAGGTGTCCTATTTGGTGATGCACCTGAGAGGCGTACAAAAAATCCCAGGTATAATTAAATGGAACTCTCCGACTATTTACGTGACCCAATGACCGCTGGTCTGATAGCCGGTGGTATCACTGCTGGTTATATTCACCTCAAAGCAACTCTCAATAATGAAGGTAAGTTGGAACTTAACAAGTACATGAAGCCCGCTGTCCTCAATGCAATACTCGTGTTCTTTATAATTTCACAGGGACTTGGTAAGAAGGAGGCTATTTCCAATGACCCCTTTTAAACTTAAAGATTACACCCCCAAATTAAGAAAATGGCGTCCGTTACTGCGTTTAACGACATGATGAGTCAATTTCTTGTGGAATTGCACAAGACTTTTCCAGATGAAAAGGGCATTAAGAAGATGTTAACTTCTTTTGATTTACTCAAGAGCACCAACCCCCGCCTCGTCGTGGATGCTTTCATGAAGGGGGTATCCCCCTACGCGGATAAGATTTCCTCAAAGGATGAGACCTTTCTACTTACGGAGATTGATACTATCGATTTCCTAAAGGATCTGAACATTAAGGGATACTGGGAACGCATGACTGTAAACACTCGTGACGTGACGTGGCAGTATCTACAGACATTGTACATGCTTGGTACCACAATTACTTCTATTCCAGAAGACACACTTTCTATGATTGAGGGTATCGCTAAGGAATGCGCCGATAAGATGCAAGATGGAGATGGTGGTATTGACCAGGATGCACTAATGAAGATGATGGGTGGAATGCTTGGTGGTCTTCCAAAAAAATAAACCTTCACCTATATTAAATGAAGGCTTGGTTTGACGAACCCCAAGAACTTTTGAACATTGATAAGGTTTCTGAATTTTGGCCAACAGGTGAACAAACCCCAGAAGATAGAGTAAACGCCACCTCTCGTTTTGTGATTTATACAACTTGTATTCTCTACCTCACCCGTCGTGATCCAAGGGTATTTGTCCTAGGGGCAACGGTATTATCGGTGGTATATGTTCTTTACAAATCTAAGATGGTCAAGGAAGGATACGGTATGAAGACTGTATGTGGTCAAAGGTGTCAAAAGCCCACCCAAGACAACCCAATGGGAAATGTTCTCATTTCAGATTACACGAATGCACCAAATCGTTTGGAGGCGTGCTACTACGCTACCGTGAAACCTAATGCGGGTGCGACGGTTTCCTACGATTCTGGGCGTTCTAGGTCTCCTTTACCCAAATATCAGCGTAATGGTCTCGCTCGTCAATTTGTTTCGAATCCCGTTACGAAAATTCCAGGCGATCAAACTGCGTTTGCAGAGTGGCTATATGGTCCAAAAAATGGACCCATGTGTAAAAGTAACACCCGTTTCTGTGACCCCAATGCGAGGGGGGTCCAGTTGGAGGCGTTCGCGGGAATAGGACATGATGGGGACGTCAGGGGTCCCAGGGGTGGAACCTATAGTTAGATTAATATTCTTGTGTAATAATAAATGGCGTATCAGCTCCAACCTGGTCTTTCCATAGTTCAAAATACCGGTGCCATCGCCCCAGTGAAGGCGACCGACGAGGTTTTTGTATATCCTCAGCCCAGCACACTCAATGGTGATGGAGGTAGACCCAATACAATGTTGTATGGAACCGCCCCATACAGAGCGGGTAAGGGTTCTCCAGCACAGTACATAGATACCAGTGATCAGCTCCGTCCCCAAAGTACATCCCGATTTAACAAAAATATTGTTCAGACCTATGAACGTAGACTGTTTCCACTTACCAATATGGAGTGCAAGGTTCCACTCCGAACCATGAGGTACGAACCATCGAGTACCCGAGCCGATGTCCAAAATGGTCTCTTTCAGCAAAGGTACGTTAATAAAAATATTAACAAGAAGTAAGAATGGCTGATCCCATTTCGCTTATGGCTGTAGCAGGTTTGGTCTACGCTGGTAGAAACTTGAGTAAAAATACCAAGTCTGAAGCCCCACAGGTGAAGGCCGAAACTGAACCTGTTCCTGAACCGGAAATCGATGTAGAATTTAAGGAAAATGACTTTTTGACCAGAACGGGTATTCCACATAAGAGGGAAATGAACTCTTTCGCTGACATATCGATACAGCAACGGACAGGTGGTCAGGAAATTCTTAACATGAGGAATCGTATGTATGACCAGGGGCGAATGAACAATCTCTCCCCCGTGGAGAAGCAGCTTGTTGGTCCTGGTCTAGGTGTTGATGCAAATGTCCCAGCGACAGGTGGATATCAACAAATGTTTAGGGTAAACCCTGTAAACGTAGGTGAGTATAGGCTTACAACTTTACCCGGTCGTTCGGGTCCAGCCGCGGATACCACTGGTGGTCGTTCCGCAGTTGTTGGTCAATTGACCCACAACAAACCAGAGACTACGGCGCATCTCCCAACCCGTTTACCTGCGATGCCTGGACGTGCCCAAGGTATGTCCGGTGTTGTTCCAAGAAACGAGCATGAGAAAACCAAACGAACCACCAACCGTTCAGAGACGGGTCTCCGTACAGATGGGCTAGGATTTAGTGGTGCTAAGCGTTTCATTTCCGCTCAAACCATGTCCCAGGACCCCACCCGTTTCCGAAATGACCGCAATGATGAGCAGTACATCTATAACAATCAACCAGCCCCGGGTGTTTCCAACTTCATGGGTGCTTACACCAATACAGCGGCGGCGAAGGTTGCATCAGCGCGGTCCAATGAGGAACTCATGAAGTATGGTTTTCGTCCAGAAGATCGTCGAGGCAAAGCCAACCGGATGGGTAACGCTGGTCGTATGAATGTCCGTGAGAGTGCTCTTAAACAGGGTGGGCGTCTCACTACGGTTCGTAGTGATACAACTAGGGTAGACGGTCGTATGAATGCCGCGAATGGTGGGTGGACTCAAACATACCAACAAAAGCCCTTTCACCAGTTCAACTCCTACAAGGGTAATGCGAATCCCAATACATCTTCCCTAGACATCGCGAAAAGGCAGCTCCAGAACAACCCCCTTGCCCATTCTCTTTCCCATTAGTTTAAGTGATTACTGAATAAAACAATCATTAAAATATTATCCCTATATTTTAATGAAGGTCCATACCTTAGATATAGATAGTAGTGAGAGAGATACAAATGTATACCCAAATGCTAATAGCTATGTGATTCATCTCGAAAACCCCATATACGACGTCTCTGAGATTTCCCTCATATCTGCACGCATCGCCACCCCACAATTGATAACATGTAGTACAAATAAAACTTTTAGCGTTGATGGACATGTTTTTTCAATCGGAGAAACCAATTACACCAATGGTACTGAATTGGCATCAGATCTTGAAACCCTTCTCGCACCACCAGACTCCAATATAAGCAGTGTCGTCTTCGATACAGATACAAATGCCCTCACATTTTCAAATGTGGGGACATCTAACACCTTTACGTTTGAATTTTATGATGGAACAAATGGATATTTAAGCAATACATCTCCCATGACAACACCCCACCAGGTGTTAGGCCTGAGTTCCAATAATCACTCCAGTGTCGGTGCATCTCTCACCACTGGTGCTGTGAACATAAGTGGTCCAAACTCTATTATTCTAAAACTCTCATCTGGTTCAGATGAATTTACAAAGACTGTATACTCTTCAACACCATTCTATACAGGGCATATACTTCTAAATGGTTCGGATTTTATAAATATCAGTGGTAGCGATGACTCTATCATACACAGGTTTCACACAGGGGTACAAAAGATTGTTCGAGATATAAAAGTTGAATTTTTCTATATGAGTCATGGACGTCTCATTCCATACGATTTCAGGAATCAAGATCATACTATGAAGTTTAGCATTACATGTTCTACTGACAAGTTAGAAGGTACGGCGAAAGTGCCTGTACCTGAGGTGGAAAAGAAAGAGGTTACACACATAAGCGTTCCCACACTTGAGACTGCTTATGAATGGAAAGAGTATATTTATATTCTGATTATCGTCCTGGTAGGTACCCTCGTACTTACCCTGATGAAACGAAAGCCCAATTAGCGGGTGACCGCGAAGACTGGCTGCGCTGGCTTCGAGACACGGGTCGAAACCATAGAGACAACCTTGTAAACAATCACCGAAAGGAGAGTGGTGAAGAGGGCGGTGAGGGCGTACTGGGAACCACCGTTCTTGGGGACCTTCACGACCTGGGTAATAACCCACCGAACGAAGTCCATCCAGGACATCGCCGCGGCGAAGGAGAAACCCGCGACCACGGAGTTGAGGGACTGAGTCTCAAGCTCAGCCGCGACGAGGGTGACAGTGTCCATAGCGGTATCGATAACGCCAGCCATTGTGTAAGTTTTATACTATAGTTAGGGAAAATTATTCTGGAAGTAAGTCCTCCTTTTCCAATTTTTTGTACTTCGTTTTCCTGAGTGTTTTTGTTTTTGTGAACATCGGTTCATCATCCGAAGATTCACTAGAGCTCGTCTCTAGATCACAAGATTGTAGTTTGTCACCCAAAAATGTCCAAGAATCAGGCTCCCATGTGCTCATTACTATTAAGAGCATTTTTTAACATCTGTTCTGCCGGACTCTGGGGTTCCCAACTGTGCCAACGGTCATAGGCTTCATTCATCTGGATAAATTTGGGGTCACTCCCTGAGTACCTAACAAATGTCGGGCATTCGTCTTCTGCAACTTCTTCAATTTCGTCTTCATCCTCCGATTCCTCATCGTCGTACACCTCTGGGAAAATGGAGCCAATCGTCTGGCCAACTGTATTCATAGCACAGTATTTGGATGCATATTCCATGTCTTCTGGAAGAATTACATCTCTTCCACAAGCCTTACAATATTCAGCGGCCAAAATCATACTTTTCTCCATAACAGGCATCATGATGTCAATCATCGTGTTCATGTAGTTGGTGGCTTGGGTATTCCCCGCGTCACCGAAACCAGTTTGCATGTTCATCTTTAGTGTTTAGTATCAAAAAGAGTTTGTGCAATTCCCTCGTGTACTCTAAGAACGTTAAAGCTCTCGGCGTAGACACGAATTTGTCTGCTAAAATCGGGGCACGATGTCAGACTTAGGTTTACAATTTGCTCTTTTACGAGACTGAAATTTACCTGCCCTGTTGGATACCATTCTTCTGGCTGAAGTGCGAAACTGTAGGAATAGAATCGCCTAATAAGTTGAGTCTTCGAATGGTGAATGGCTGCCTGAATGGCCTTTAGGAATATCACATTCCCGGTGTCCTTGGTAATAATGTCCTGACCATCCAGTGTGAGTATCAGGTGGTCGAGGTTTTCGTAGAGTATGTACTTCCCATCTTGTACAGCAGATGTATTGTCATAGTCGAATGGTGTTACAAAATTACCAGCCGTGGTACCATCACCTGTGGTTCCCGTACGTTGAATGATAAAGTATAACTCCTTCACTGGATTTACAAAATCTAATTTGAATTTACTCGTATTTACACCCGCATCTACGTTAAATATATCCTGTTGGATTTGGGTAATGATGTAGTCCTTTCTCATGTTCTGAAGTAAAAATCTTTCTTCACAATCCAAAAAGATTACCTCTGCACCCAATTTAAAATCTTTTATTTTAATATCCTGTGATAAAGGCATATAATCACCATTTGTCTTATTTATAACAAGGTCCTGTGCATTTCTGATTTTAAACTCTACCTCCACTTCTTGTTTGGTAATTGCACATAGAGGTATAGCAAGTTCCGGGTGTTTATAAAAATAAAAAGGTAGGTCTATGTAAAATTCTTCATCCGTTACTGAACCCAACGAACCGCGATTTATAAGTCCATTTGTAGAAACTCTTGAACCACCCGTTTGTAAAGGATATTTACCTATAAGTCTTTCGAGGGCATTCTGTTTTGTTTGGGTTATGTAGTGTTCAGAATATATTTGAAGATAATCACTAGACAAACGTTGAATGATTTTACCTCCCACAATGAGATCTACATACTCAATGAGAGCATGACCCACAGATTCTATATAGCACATATTAACTATAGGTAACTTCGGTAAGGTAACCTTAAGACTCAATGTATTTAAGAGGTCACCGGCGTTTTGTGGAACTGTAAAACGGGTCGTCTTTCCAAAATCACCCGAAATTTCGGGTTTTATATCAATATAGTGATTAGAAAAATTTGTATGCTTCTTAAAACCCTCTAAAAAATGTGTATAGTCTGGATTATCTGTAAAGAATATATCTTGAGGCCCTGATGACAAAAGTTGAACACGTCCAGCCATTACTATTATATCCACCTAAAATTTTAATCCGGCTAAACCACTCCCAATACTTAATATATTATAGTTTACTGCATATATTCGGGTATCATTGGCTGTCACACCACCGTCGAATGGAATAATCTTAATTTTAAACAATTTGTGGGAGATACGACTCATGTTGACCTGCCCCGTTGGATAATGGCGCTCTGGATAAAGTGAAAATGAATATATTCCAAATCTCTGAAATACATAGTTTGCTAATTGTGTTGGTGGTAAGTTATCTAAAAGTGGACTGTTGATGTAATATTTAAAGGGCTGTTCATATGTAAAAAACTTTCCACTTTGATTAAAAACAACCTCATTGTTGAAACGAAGTTCGGCGCTAACAATTTCATTTGTGTCCATCGGAATGTTATTTAATTTATCAGTTTCCGATTGAGAAATAAATAAAAGTTCTTTGACTGGATGTTTAAAATTCAACATTACAGATTTTTCCACTTCCCCAATTTTCATCTTAAATTGGGACATTTGTACCTGAGTGATAACATAGTCTAATGGGTGGGTCATGAGAAAGTTTCTTTCAACATCACTTAAATATACTACATCTGTGTCTAACGAAAATTGCTTGATCACACCAGAAATATCCCTTTCATATACATCTGGTAGACCATCACCGAGGGCGTCTATAGTGTCAGGTGTCTTGTTAAAAACAGAATCAAATTGTGTTTTACCACCAAAAACAAGCTCCTGTAAACGCCTAATTTTAATTCTGACCGACACCCGTTGTTTTGTCAGGGCGCATATCGGGATCGCGAGGGTGGGATTTCTATAGAAATAGAAGGGAATGTCCATGAAATATGTGTATGTCTGTGTATAAGGTAACTGTCTAAGATGTCCGTTTAAAAAGTACAACGTTTGGTTCACATCGTCGTCGGTGTTATGGAGTTGTTGATGCATACTAATGTATTCACCAGTTATCTTCTCGATAACCTGTCCACCTATGAGAAGCTCAGCATACTCCACCAGGTGGGATATAACCCCTGGGCACCACACGGATGAATTGGTGGGCAGTGCATCAGGTTGGGGATCTTCGAGTGTAACTTTCAAGGTCATATTTTTTATGAGATCCCCGGTATCCCCTGGAAGTGTACATTCTACTATATGTCCAAATTGAATATCACCATCAAATTGATTTTCTACATAATCTATGGAAAATTTAGTATGCCTCTTGAAATTTATTAGGAAATATGAAAATTGTGGTTCACCTGTGAGCCATTGGTCCTGGACTCCAGTGGCGGCAAGTCTCAATCGACCAGCCATTCCTATTCTATATGAGTAAAATTTTGTGAAATAAAACGAGACACTACAATAGAATGAACCTTCAGTTGAGGAAATTCAAACCTGAAACGATCACAGATGACAGGGTTTGTGTATTCATAGGTAAGCGAAATACGGGTAAATCAACTTTAGTAAAAGACATCATGTACCATAAAAAACATCTTCCAGCAGGAATTGTTCTTTCGGGGACAGAGGAAGGTAATCACTTTTACTCTGAATTCATTCCAGATCTCTTCATATACGGTGATTATGACAGAGACGCGATAGAGAGAGTCATGGCGAGGCAGAGAAAATTGGTGGGTGGTGGTAAACAAAACTGTGGAGCTTTCATGCTCCTAGATGACTGTATGTACGACTCCAAATTTCTAAAGGATACCTGTATCCGCCAGTGTTTTATGAATGGACGCCATTGGAAGATATTCTTCATGTTGACTATGCAGTACGTGATGGATCTCCCACCAGCACTTCGCGCCAATGTCGATTATGTCTTTATACTTAGGGAAAATATCATTCAAAATAGAGAAAAGTTATACAAGTCCTTCTTTGGTATCTTCCCCTCCTTTGATATGTTCTGTAAGGTTATGGACGCGTGCACAGAAAATTACGAGTGCCTCGTGTTAGACAATACCGTGAAATCTAACAGGATACAGGATTGTGTATTCTGGTATAAGGCAACACTCAGGAAGAACTTCAGGGTTGGGGGACCAGAATTGTGGAGACTCCATAAGAAGATGTATAACCCCCGGCACCTTGAGCAGAAGGAAGAGGACGCCAAGAAGGCCACCAAAAAGACGGCCCTAACAATCACGAAAAGGAAATAATTGCGTTTCTTACTTTCTTCAAAAACCGTACCATATATTAAATGGCTTCCCCGCAAGTTAACACATTGAATTTATCAGACAATGGTGATGGTATGGTACCCCTGAACACCAATCCAACTACATCGTTTGTGAACAATCACCCTGAAAATAATATCCAGGGAAATAAAGAGACGATGGATTCTACACCAATCAACGACATCATGATGGAACCCCCAATGATGACAGACGAACCCAGAATGCAGGGTATGATGCCCCAAATGACAGCCCCCCAACCACAGGGAAGCTATACTCCACCTGCAGAGACCAAGGTGGAAAGCAAGAATCCCCTCAATCTCACTGATGATCAGATGACCGCAGCCATCGTCGCAGCGTGCACCGCCCTCGCTATCAGCAAACCAGTCCAAGATAAGTTGGCGACCTCTATCCCCAAGTTCCTTAACGAACAAGGGGGTAGAAGTATGATTGGTCTCGCCTCTACCGGTGTGGTAGCGGCTGTCATTTTTTACTTTGTGAAGGATTACATAGTTAAGCCCTAACGTTCCCATCCCAGGTTACTGTAGATGGAATTATCAATACCCGCAAAATATGTTATAAGAGCACCACCGGCGAAAGTCGACATCAACAAGAAGGTTAAAATCTGCTTCTTTTTCCTGTCATCTTTTGTAGATTCCACAGCCGACTTAGACGCATCCCAAATCCGGTTAATGAAATACATGGATATCATAGATAACATAGTCGTCGCGAAGAAGAAGATACGGTCAACCGCGAGGCGGGGAATCGTGTTCACGATGAGACGGAGAACATTTGGTATAACCATAGTTAACCAGATAAGGTTGAACCAGTATACATTAGTGAATGTTGGTATCAACATCACACCAAATATAGCCAACCAATATGCTATGACTGAAACTAAAACACTCACTGGTGTTTTCATTTAATGTATCCCAAGATTATTTATCCTGAATGTGCTGACCACAGAACTTTGTCTTCTCTGGTATCTTTTCGTATATACCCAACTCCACACAAATGTCCCTAAGTTCTGTGTAGTTTTTCCAAAATTCTGGGGAGTGGGAATATTCCTTAACCGTACAGTGAGCCAACTCATGGATGAGTACATGGAAAATCTCATTGGAATTTCCCTCGAGGCACACCACAATCTCACCACCCTTGTTTGTATTGTAGCCCACCGTATCCTTCATACGTGTATATCCTGTGATTGGGACGTGACGTACTAACATATGGAACTTTTCACTGTTGGTGTCTTCGAGGTGCTTCCTGAGAATACGATACTTCTCTTTGACCTCCTTAAACTCATGGGGTTCATGGGTCTTCTGGAGTATCAGGATGTTGATGAGTATCAATGCAATAAACGCTATCATCTCTTATAAACAAAGATAAATTTACTATAGAACTCTGAGATTGGGTTTCCTGTGAGACCCTCCCAAAGTTCTAGTCTAAATCCCATCTCCTCTAAACTCGTGACAAGGCGATCTTTGTAGCATATAGGCTCCGGTTTTGGACCATCCGCATAGTATGGGGTATCCACCAAGTGTACAAACATCTTCTCACCATATTCTCCATACCCACCGCGTGTTAGGAAGTAGTTCCCATCCTCATCTCGGTAGGGTGTCCTAAACACAATCTTCTCAGAGTCTGGGATGATACCTATCAATTTTCCACCTGGTTTTATACGCTTCTTGATTTCCCGTAGAGAACTGAAGAAGAATTCCCTCGTCTTGTAGATGTAGTGTAAAGAAAAGTTGAAACACACCACATCGAACTTTCTATTCGGGCACTGGTGTATGTCACCCTCGTAGAAGTTCACCCGTAGGTGCATATTTTTCGCACGGGACCTAGCCTCCACTAGGGCCGATGGCTCTGGGTCACACATGTTTATATTGACCCCACACTTGTGCCATTTTTGAAGATCACCACCAAAACCACACCCAACATCCAGAATACACTGCCCCTTCTGAGCGACAGACTGTATCAGGGACCTCTTGGCATCATTGTGGTTCCGACGAATCTCTTCCATATTCAATTAACGGCTTAAAACTTTAATTTGAAATTAGAATATGAAACCGTTTATTAAATGGGTTGGTGGTAAAACTCAAATTATTGAAGACGTCTTAGGTTTATTTCCTTCAAATATTACAAACTATCATGAAGTCTTTGTGGGTGGTGGGAGTGTTCTGCTATCTGTACTTTCGAGGGGTCTCGTCCACGGTAAAGTATTTGCATACGATCTAAATGGGTCACTCATCGCATTGTACAAGAATATCCAATCCACCCCCATAGAAGTTCACACCCACCTCACGAAGTTGTACGAAGAATATGAAGGTTGTTCTGGATTGGTGGTGAATAGAAAACCCCAAACCCTGGAGGAAGCCAAGGAATCCAAGGAGAATTACTACTACTGGGTAAGACAGAGATTCAATACAGAAAAGGTGGAGACACCCCAACGTTCAGCGATGTTTATATTCCTCAACAAGATGTGCTTTAGGGGTGTGTACAGGGAGGGACCAAATGGATTCAACGTACCTTACGGTCATTATAAAACCACACCTGCCCAAATTACCCTAGAGGAGCTGACCGAAGTGAGTGAACTCATCAAGGATGTTGAATTTAGACAGTGTGATTTTAGAGAGGCTTTTGAAAATATGGGGCGTGGAGACTTTACCTACCTGGATCCACCTTACGCACCTGAGACGAAAACATCCTTCGTGGGCTACACCAAAGATGGGTTTGGGTTGAAGGATCATGAGGAACTTTTCGAACTCACCAAGAAATCTGGTGTAGACTTTGTGATGAGCAACGCAAAGGTTGATTTAGTTGTGAACACATTTTCAGATTACAAAATTAAGGAACTAGAAGCACGTCGAGCCATCAACAGTAAGAACCCAGAATCTAGGACGACTGAAGTACTTGTCTCGTCATCCATGAATCGATAAGATCGAAATCCGTTTCGTACTCTCGAGGATATATGGTCGGCGGCTTAATCTTTATCGTTCCCGCGCGGACTGCCAATTTTACAACTAAATCATCATTTTTTGTATTTCCCCAAAAGATTTCAATATCACATTCTTTCAAAATTTCAATATCATCTCTGTAGCATTTCCGATTATACCACCATTCACTCAAGATATATGCAAAATAGAATGTATAACCCGGATATCTCTTTTCATACTTCTTAAGTTTAACTGGACCAGTTTGAATTTTTTCGTCGGTCGAGCCCGGAACAGTCTGATTTTTATATTCAAATATAAAAATTGTTTTTGTTTCTTCATTTATGTATGCGGCATCGGGTTGGAGATTTCTTTCATATTCATGTTCAGGAAGATACTCTGCAAGTTTACCTTTCTCTAAATACAAAAAAGTTATATCATTAATGATATATCTTTCACCGTTTTGATGGCGTCGAAGACAATTCTCGAAATGAAGACCCGTTCTATTCGTGTTCGCACCACCTGTACCACCAGTCCTCATTATGGTAAAATGAGGGATATACTTTCTGTTTCAATTGATTCACTTAGGTTCCAATTAAACAAATAGTAGTACACGTGACCCGAACCGGGCATGAATTTGAGGTCCTCTAGGTACTTACTATCTACACCCACATTGAGTGTGTTTAGAACATCGTACCCCAAATTCTTCGCTATGAGGAAGGCGTCATTGTATACATCACCAACTAGGTAGAACCGGTAGGCCTGGTTTACCATACCCTCTCCATCAGTGCGTTCATATGGAATGTTATAGAGGGATATGAATGTATCACTCTCATCGTTCACGTAGGCGTGGGTTGGTAGAACCCAACGTTTGACGTAGTCTTTTGTTATGACTGGGGCGATTTTGAAATCTTTAGTGTATTCTTTGAGAATGTGGGTCACCCTGGGGACATCTTTGGAGGTCATCTTTCTCCACGAATATTTACACGGGCCCCGAACTTCGTAGTATGTTTCCCTGGGGCGATTTGTTTCATGGAACCCCAAATTTATGAGCTTCTTAACGTCCAAGAATCTATGCCAATAGTGTGCCTTTGTGATAGGGGTAGGTACCCTGGCCACCGCCGTCGCCACCGCCTGCCATATTCCCTTATTATTTGCGAGTCTTTTGATTTCACTTATTAGGAGTTGTGCGAGACCCGTAGATCTCTGAGATGGGTGAATACATAAAAAGTTGATCTGAACCATCTTTTTTACATCTCGCTCAACCCTCACGTCGAGGGGTGCACTTGAAATATATCCCATAAGTTCACTAGTATCTATTCTACGAATAGCAATGTGATCTTGTATGGCCCACTTTAAAGTATTTTTTTCGTAAACTAATTTGAAAGTATCGTTTGAAACATAATAGTTCGATAAGAATAAACAAACTTCGTCTAGAGTGCTTTGAGACCACATTAAACCATCCGGGAGTGAGAGTGGTTTCGAATTACATTCTCTACCCTTATCAATTTCCCCAGGTTCGGTTCCATCTTTGGGGACTGGTTGTGTATTCCAAAATGGGGGCATATATATAATAATACTTACCTTCTTTTAAGTAAGCTTAAAGTTTTGGGGCATTCTAAAGATATAATGTCTCTCGAACAAGATTATACCACCGTCCCTGGACAAATCTTCGCGTGCCTTTCTATTGTTGGACCCGATACACCCCAAAAAGCTGATAAGTTTGGAATTAAGATCAGGGGTGCTTTCGCTACCCGCGACGAGGCAGCTAGACACGCTCAACGCCTACAAAAGGAGGATGCAACCTTCGACATTTACGTTGTGGACATGTACAAGTGGCTTTTGATTCCACCAGATTCCGATAAAATTGATGATGTTCATTACGCTAATGAAAAACTTGATGAGCTTATGGCTGGCTACAGAGAGAATCAATCCCAAGCTGCTCGGATGTTTAATGAGCGTAAACAGGGTATGATGGAAACGAAGGGTGGTGCAGCTTATGCACCGGGTGATGAGAACTCCAAGTTTTACAATAAACCAGATGAAGCACCAGTTTCACACCCCGCCGAGGTCCTAGAGCGTCTCCAAAAGGAAAAGCCTGGTGCTCCCATGGAGGATCTCGTGAAAGAGGCTGATGAGATCGTTGCCGCCGAGATTGAGGAACGTAAGAAGTTACGGGAAGCCGAAGCCAAAAAAAATATGGAAACTGTTGAAGAGGAACCCTCCCAATAAATAAAAAATCTAAAAAAAAAATAAAACTAAATTGTTTTTTAAATTGGAACTCAATTTAAAAAAGAATGTATTTGTGTATGAAAAGTATAATCTATGTGTAACGGAGAATGACAGGTTGCATCGTTTTACCCATGAAAAACCCTAAAAGAAAAACTGCGAATGCAATAATCCAAGTCGATTTATCTATGTTTGCGAAAATATCAGTTTTATCTGATTGGGGTGGGTGCTGGTAATTCATTTCAGGTGGTTGAAAATAATACTGTTGTTCTTCGATTTTAGAAGTATCTTCTTCTTTATCCTGAGTTAATGGATCGATTGTTGGATTGTAATCAATTGGATTCCCGATGTCAGTCTCCATTTTAATATTAATAATTGATTTTTTTAAGCATCTTCTTCCTCACTATCACTATCTACGACAAAATCCTTCAGATTACCGTTCTCGTCTGCGTCATCATCATCGTCATCGTCGCTACAACTTTCGGAGTTATATTCATCTTCCGTATCAATTTCAGAATCAAAGTCGGAATCGTGTTCATCTTCACCGTAATCATCCTCTAATCTGGTTTCAGCGGGCTTAAATGACTCTGGCTTCTTAATTTTTCTTCCTGACCGTGTTACAACTTGAGGCATTTATATGTTTTAAACATAAATCTTTTAAGCACCTTTAGGGAAGAGTTTATTAATAATAGACACATTCAAAATATGTTTCCTGACACTCTTGGGATCTTTACATATAGGGCATGCTTGTGATATGAACTTACGTTGTTTTACAACATATGACATCACAGTTTCATTGTTATGTTCCCCACCAATCTTTTCACAAAATCCAGAGTTCGTTGTAATATAAAAATTTGTTTTATCCTTTTTTACATTTAAAACTGATATAGTGCCACATGTCTTCATATTTTTCTGAATAAAACTTTGTAAATCTATTTTTACATCAATAACTTTGACTTTACTTTCAACAAATTTCTTAATCTCGGGACATTTCTTAATATCTTGTGATTTGGGATACAATTTACTAACGATCATGGGACTGAGAACATGCTTTCTCCCGAAAAAATCTTTACAGAATCCGTCCCGCCTTCCGCGAATAGTTGGACAATTACAAAAACATTTCTGAGCTATGATGGTCCCGCTTATTAAGAACCATACATGATTTGAACTATGTTCTCCTCTCAAATTTTCACAATATCGGGAGTTTGTTTTGACTAGGTAGGTTTCCTTTTTTTTAAAAATTTTAATTACGTATGCATTTTTTTGACCCTCCATGTTATCGCGAATGAAATTTTCAACCAATGAACGTATTTCACTATCACATACCTCCTCCCTTTCGTCTTCCTCTGTAAAGGTGCGTTCCTTCACTGAATTTGAGGGTGAGGATATGTTCACATTCTGGGGTTTATCTGTTCGAACAATTGACATTTTCAATATGTCCAATTCGGGTTTCTGATTTACCTGTAATATCCCACTGAGAGGACCAGACCTGTAAATGTAAATGGGTAAATACGCAAGTTGAATATTCTTACCCTGCCCCTTACACGTTTCACACCCCTTACCCCTACACATATCACACTTTGACATCTTGTGTGACCAAATCATGCGAAACCCACTACCATTAGTTTTACGATTAACGTCTCCATACACCGATGAATCGATAATTTCATTCCAATCAAGCTGTGACTTAGCTTTCGACAATGCTACGATGATGTGTTCCCGTAGAGCCACAGCAGACCCCTGATCCACCACGAATCCTGGCCAATTTAAGTGAACCCCGGTCTTGATAAGTGAACTAACCTTTTTAGGTGGAGACACCGAAATCAAACAATCTTTTCCGCCATGTCTCTTGACCTTGTCGCAAATTATTTTACATATACCTTTGATTTCATCCATATCAAGGGATGTAGTATCTTTGTAGTCGATGTCAACGAAAAAATTATATCTTGGACTCTTTTGTTCTACGATGAATAATTTTTCACCAGACTTTATAGCCTCTATATACTTTTCATTGAAATCATTCAATCTATCAAATGGCACAGAAAGGACACCACCGTCCATGCGCACATGTGATATATTGGTTGAGTTAGTAAAGCCTTGGGAATTACACCAACTATTAAACATACCTATGTATAGAACTTATTCTCTAAACCACCTCATAAATGAAATATCGTGATATTCTTGTGTTTGAGAAAGTTCCTTCTTAATTACAAGTAATTCGTATACCGTCTTTTCCTTATTCTCCTCCTCCCACTCTCGAATTTCCTGATCGCACAGACCTCTATTTTTTCTAAGCAAGTCTGATATTTGCATCAAAATGAAAGCCTTTGACTTCATTATTTTATAGAAAATGTTTTTCTATTCAAAGAAGTTATACAGGCATAAAACTCGGGATTTTTTAAAACATTATCCACTATAAGTTTCCAACGTTTACGTGAATTAAATTCTTCGAGTGTGTCATAACTCATGTAATCGTTTTCATCATGGGTCTTCTTGTAAGGCTGATTCATTAACTTCTTAAGGCTCGTTTTCTGCTTCTCTTCATAAAACTTCTTGATGTGGGTGTGCTGTTCTGACCTGGTGTAATTTACAAAAAATATGAAAACATTGTATTCAAGGTCCACTGTGGGACTTTCTTTTACTGTAAATTTAAATTCTGTATACTCTCCGTTTTTTAGGGAGACGACCCCCCTCGTCTCCTCCTCCAATTCCCTGAGGGCACAACGCAATGGATTAATGATTTCCCTCCTCCTACACCCACCAGTCACAAAAATCCAATCCTTAAATCTCCAATCCCTCACTGTGAGGAATCTTGGTTTATCACCAGTAAAGCTTACTGGTATAGCTATAGCTTTGTATTTTTTCATTGCGCATTCGCAAGTTATAATAAGAGCACATCATTATTCTTCAGATTTATCGTCCTTAACTTCGACTTCCTCTTCCACAGGTTCAATTGTGGTAGATTGGGGTGGCGCTGCACCGAGATGCTTGACGACCTGTTCTGAGAATCCTTTAAAATTTTCAACATCCTCCCTAGTCTTCTTCAACTCATTAAAGAGAAACAGAACACCAATGGCACAAATGATAGTTCCAACAATTAGCAGAGTTTCACGATTAACGGGGATCATATTTTTGATATAGGTCCTTCTTTTTAAGCTATTGCAAATTGGACGGCTTCGTAATGCGTGGGTTCTCGAGGCTTGTCTTCTGTAGCTTGGGGCTGACCGACAATTTTTTCGAGTGTCCTGGACTTAGGATCATACGTCAATACAAAAACGATGGCGAGAAGGAATATAGTATTCCAAATCATAGTTATTAATTAGTTAGAATATAAAAGACCACCCATACCGTTCTCAATGCGGAGAACGTTGTAGTTTACGGCGTAGATGTCATCACCAACACTCTGGGTGTCGTTGACAATACGAGCTGAGTCAAGGCGGGAGAAGTTGAGTGTGCCAGTGGGCTGGAGCTTACCAGTGTCGAGGCAGAATGGGTAGACGAAGAGTGTCTTAAGTGTCGCTGGCTTGGAGGCGTTAGACGTGTGATAGTAGAGGGGCACGTGAGAGAAGTTGGGATCCGCAAACTTGTAGTCCGCGACGTCCGTGCCGTTTATTTGGAGCTTGAGCTTGTTGTCATTGTTGAGAATGGCGAGGGCGCTACCCTTCCCGGACGCCAGGTACTTCACTGGGTGATTGAAATTCAATTCCTGAATCTTAGATTGGGAAGCAACCGCCTTCTGGACCTGGGTGATGAGCATATTCTGGGGCTGGGACGCGAACATTTCGCGCTCATCGGTGTCAAGGTAGGCGTAGTTGGCGTAGACATCCCACTTCATGCTAGAGTCGGCCGCAGCAGAGCCCCAGGTGATGCGGAGCTCAACATCGTGGTACTGGAGCGAAATGAGGGGAAGCGCTGTCTGCCAGTTCTCACAGAAGGCGAAACGGAGGGGGTAGAACCGTTCGCTAGTGGCACCACCGTAGAGGTCACTCGCGACAGACTTGGACGCACTGGTCGCAGAGAGGGTGGGGGCGATGAGGGTGGAGTAGGTGGAATCCTGCTCATCCACAACCTGACCACCGATGAGGAGCTCCACCTTGGAGACCATAGTGGTCCAATCCGCTACAGCCTGGGTCGCGGAACCGTTGTTGGGAACGAGGTAGACATAGCCAAGCATGTCCCCCTTCCGCTCGAAGCGGACGGTGGACATACCATTGTTCGAGACGTTGCCCTGGATGACCTGACGCTCGACAGTTTGGGAGAAGTTGGTGTGACGCTTGTAGGTCGATCGGAAAAAGCTGACCTCCGGTTGGCCAACGAGGTGGACATCCTGAGCACCGACGGCAACGAGTTGGGCAATACCACCAGACATTTTATATTATAGTGAGAGTTTATTTTTAAGCTGACTTTTTACAAGTTGGGTCTACACTGTGCGCTTATACTTGTAATTTTCAATACCTTCAACGTCCAAACTGGTACCTTCGAAATATAAAAAAGTTGGAATAGTAACACTATCAACTGTACCATGATCACTTATAACCATTCCAGAATAACCAGGTTTAGTAAACAAAGCAATCTTTTCACCTAAAGCACAATCTAATATACAGGCATGATAAAAGACATCCCTGTAATCAACAATGTGCTCGTTTCGTGAGTTGTTAAAGAAATGGCGCTTCAAACTAAACGATGACTGACCCACTAATTTCGAATGAATATTGAAACCAAAATTATCATCATGACCAGGATTGATACTACAAGAAAATAAATATTTCCCAGCTGCTGGAACCGTAAATTCTGATGTAGTAGAATTAAACACATTCGAGCCAAATACCACATTGGAAAACGGAATAAGTGTGTTATATCCTAACGACGTTGTGCCACCAGCATTATCAAAATGTGCTGAAAAAGTTACAACACTCTGCGGAGATTTAGTCAACTCCCACTCCTGTTCCGGGGCTGAGAGGAACGCCTTATACTTACCGTTTAGGTGGGTATCGGTGATCGCAGTTGCGCGGTCGATAACAGTGCCCACTGGGTATATAGCGTCCAGTATTCCTAGAGCCCCAGAGACATTGAGGTCACCTGTGACCGTGGCGTTCCCTGTGACTGTGAGATTCGAAGACATCGTGGCGTCCCCCGCCACAGTGATATCTGAGGTCATCGTGTTAGCGGAGAGGGTATTCATCTCCACCCTGCTGACTTTGATAACGGCATTCCTCACATTCAAAGTATTGTCTGGTGATTCCAAAGACATTTAATATAGGGTAAGAAATGAATACCTGTTATTAAATGGGGGGAGGGGACAAGTCCTATGGACTTGGCTGGGCGGGCCAAACAGGGTTCTTGGGGTCCTCTGTGGTGGCTGGGAGGTCCCTTAGAGCCTGCATGTAGTCCAACCACTCTTGGGGGACGGGGGTGGAGGTTGTGAAGGCCTTGACGGCCACCCAATCCACTACTTGGAGCCTCCTATCACGTTCCTGGCGGAGTTCCTTTAGGGGTTGGGCATCGATGAGTTCTTGGAGTTTGGCCTCGAAGGCCTCCTTTGGGGGCTTCTCGTAGTCTCCGTAAAATTTGATAGATTCCCAGGTGTCACCGTAGTCGAAGGATACCGGAGGGGAGTCCAAATTTTTTATAACCTCATGAATGAGTTCTCTTTTACTCATTTACTTTAAGATGATAAATAAAATCCAGAAAAATATTGTGGATTGATAGACAAATGACCCGAAACAATTATATTAACAAAATCACCCACATTTAAATATACAATATCGTGATGACTTACGGATTCTATGTCATTATCTATGGCATCATTCCTAAAACTTGAGACGACGACGTCATTTATTCTAAAACGACCCGCATTATTGTCACCATCATTCCTTGTCGTTGCGTTAAATATAAAAAAATACATCCCCGCTATAGGGGCAGTGAAATAACCCGTGGATGGGGTGTAGCCACCACCTTTATTTGTTTGTACTGTAGGAAATACTAAATTTGTGAGAGATCCGAACTCAGAATCGGTCTTTTTACTTACACTAAAATACACCGGACACCCCGCCCTGAGGTCCCCGGGGATTTCCACGATGTCCTCCTTGATGATTTGTTTGGTTTTGAGAACGCCGTCGTAGTCGAAGACCCTCGCTAGTCCACATTCATTACCATCAGGCCCGTCAACCCTTGGACCACCAACAACCAGCCTCGAACCATTGGATGACAAAGCCACGGCTGTGCCAAATAGACCACCGGGATCATTGCCATCTAGGTCCGCCCCAATTTTGGTCCAACTTCCGTCGATGTACTCAAAGACTCTCGCGTGACCGGCATCGGAACCACCGGCGTCATTTAAATGCCCACCCACCGCGAGACGAGAACCGTCTGGGGAGAGGGCAACTCCGACCCCAAACTCATCACCCGCCGCCTCACCGTCTATGTCGTCGCCAAGTTGGGTCCAGGCGCCATCAGACCAGTTGAAGACCCTCACATGACCCGCATCGGTTCCAGTTTCATCATCCCTTCTAGCACCGACAGCCAGTCGGAACCCATCAGAAGATAGGCTTACTTCTCCTTTGTGACCCATCAGGTCACCCGCAGACTCACCATCGATATTGACACCAGCTTGAGTCCAATTACTTCCATCCCAATCGAAGACCCTTACACGGCCCGCGTCTGTACCACCGCCGTCGTTATTGTCTGCACCAATGGCCACGCGGGAGCCATTGGAAGACATAGCTAACGAATAGCCAAAACGATCCCCGGTTGCCTCTCCGTCAAGGGTGGAACCGAGTTGGACCCAATTCGCCGAAACTTGGTCATATTCGTAAATCTTCACCTCACCCCGACTCGAATCGTGGCTGATGGCACCCACCGCAATTCGGGTTTTATCACCACTTATAGAGACGGCGGTACCAAACAGATCCCCCGATGCAGTTCCAGTTAGGTCCCCCCCCACCTGAACCCATGCACTACCACTCCAATCGTATACCTTAGCGTTTCCATTAGTGGTGGCATTTGCTCCTACAACTAATCGTTTTCCGTCAGAGGATAGTGATATACCATATCCAAATGACCCACTACCATCTATGTCCACACCAGCTTGAATCCAAGTGCTTCCATTCCAATCAAACACTATCACACGACCAGCATTGCTGTTATGTTGATACTCACCTAAAGCTATTCGCAAACCATCGGCGGATATAGCTACAGAGAACCCCAAACGATCATTTTCAGTTTCGCCGAAGAAGTCCCCCCCAACTTGGGCCCAGGTATTACTCGGGTTCTCAGTGGTGTACTGGACGGAGAGGTTGGAGTCGCTGTAGATGTTCCCCACCAACCCAATGTCCCCCTTCACGTCCAACTTGGCTAGGGGGAGGTTCGTCCCCACACCAACGTTAGAGCTCACTGTATCCACGAAGAGATTGGCGGTGCCGACGGAGACGTTCCCCCCAACCACCAAGTTCGAGGAGAGGGTGGTGTTCCCCGCCACAGTGAGATTCGAAGACACCGTGGCGTTCCCTGAGACTGTGAGATTGGAGGACACTGTGGCGTTCCCAGTGACCGCGAGTTCCCCCCCAACATCGACGTTTGCGGTGGTCGCTATCCCAGTGGCAGCGTTACTGAACTCTATGGTGTAGGGGGTGGTGTTGCTCACAAGGCTGACGGCCGCCAGACTTAGGGGATTTTCAAAGTCTACAGTTCCCCCAAGTTTTAGGGTCCCCCCAACTTGGAGGTTGGAGGTCGTCGCCAAACCAGTGGTGACGTTACTAAACTCTACTGTGTAGGGGGTGGTATTCCCAACCCCGGTGACCGCGGCGAGATCGTAGGAAGGGGTCAACCTCGCGGTTCCCAACTTTAGGGCCACCGCATTTACATTGCCCCTCACATCCAAGTGGGAGTTCTCAATTATTAATGTCCCCTCTGGTGTTATCACTGACATTTAATATAGGGTAAGAAATGAATTTACCTGTTATTAAATGGGTGGGACAAGTCCTACGGACTTGGCTGGACGGGCCACTCGGGGACTCAGCCACAGTGGTACGTGCACCCCACGAAGGCTGCTGTGTACATTGCGTTCGCTTCATCTGTCTGGGCACCTGAAGCGTCTATGTACCTAATTTTATATGCCTTCTCTGTCTCTGTGGTGTGATCCTCCCACTGAATCTGACCATGCTCATCGAGAACGTTTTTCCCATCTTCACCCTTTTCGATAATTTGGATAGGTTGGGTTACGGGGTTGAAATCACAATCCATAGTGATCTTGGCGACCGTGTAGTTCATGAGACCGGCACCGTCTTGCTTTTGACCGTAACCAACCACATTGGATGTTGTGATGTAATCACCCGCTTCGAGGGGGCCATTGGTGTTCACGACCCAAATGGCACCTTCACCGACCGAGTTGATGTAGACCCGAGTATCA